CTTTATTAAAACGTGCAAAGAAGGATTTACGGCTATATGCAGTTCCAAAGTTTAATCATAAACTTATTAACTTAGAATCAGCTTCTCCCATGGCGACTAAGTCGCTATGAGGAAGCAACCTTGATCTTGTAGCGCTGCTGCATCATCCCAAGCAATTACTTTTAGTAATCATTGGTTTGACTTCAACAGTGCCAGGTTGATTCATATTATTATGAATCATCCCTCTCTTGATCTTGGCGATTATTCCAGCGTTAGTTTCTTTCATATTCTGAGGCATACTACCTGTTGGAAGGTTGAGTGTGGTTAAAGATCAAGCAGGGAAAGGTAGAGTTGTTGCTATAACAAACTACTGAATCCAGCTTAGTCTTTATCCATTACATAAATCAATCTTTCAATTACTCTCCCGTATCAAAACAGATGGAACTTTTGATCAAAGAAAACCATTATTGGACCTTATTTCTAGAGTCCGTGATGGTCAAATCTCTGGTCATCAATTCTCCTGTTTTGATCTTTCAGCCGCTACAGATCGTTTACCTATCGATGTTCAAAAACAAGTTCTCAGTATTGTTTATAATAACTGAGTTTCTTATTTTTGATCAGAGATATTAAACTTTTCTTGGTTGTATAGAAATATACGTATCAAGTATTCTGTTGGACAGCCTATGGGAGCTTATTCATCTTTTGCAATGTTAGCACTCACTCATCACTTTATTGTGAAGTGTGCTGCTATCAAAGCTAAAGTATTCAATTTCGAAGATTATTGTATACTAGGTGATGACATTGTTATTTATAACAATTCTGTCGCCAAAGAATACCAAGAACTTATGAAATTACTAGGTTTGTCAATTAATCCTAACAAATCTGTGTTATCTGATGATTTCGCAGAATTTGCTAAGGTTTTAATTGGACCTAAATGTAACTATTCCCCTTTAGGTGCAGGTATTATCCTGCGCTCTATAAGGGATAAAGGTTACTTTGGGGCACTTATTGCAGAATCCTTTAAACAAGATGTGTTAAGTGAATATAGTGCTTTACTCAGATTGCTTGGTAAACTTAAGGGTTATAAAACCCAAAAGTACCTTGCATTGTGATCTGTTTTCGGTCTGAATGGAGCAGTAA